AAGATCGCAGAGTACATGTGGAACGTGGAACATGGCAAGGAGCGGCCACCGCAGAACACTTGGCAACTCTTGGAGGGCATACGCTTTGGCACGGCCAAGCACCATTCGAAGGACTTTGGGCAATACCTCAAACAAACCTTTGGTAAGGGACGATGACAATAGAGTTCCTCAAGCTCACTCGCCTTGATGGCTCACCAGTATGGATACGTGGTGACGCAATCCTGAAGGTCGTAAGGCCAGTTGACGGTAGAGACAACTCGCTTATCTCCGTCGACAGTGTTGTGCAGGAGGTGGAAGAGTCACCTGAGCACATACTAAGACTGATAAGCGAGTTGTAACACAGGAGGAACAAATGAGCAGAGGTCTGCTATTCTGGGTGATCTGGGTGATTTGTGTGCTGATCTGGGCTGGGGTCAATTTTGGTGGGATGGGTGGTCAGTATGCTGCGCATATGGCTGGTGGTGGGGTGATTGAATTTGTGCTGTTTGGCTTACTCGGCTGGCAGGTATTCGGCCCGGTCGTCCACGGCTAGTCGTCCCTCGCCGTCCACTTTCCGTCCTTGGTCGCGTGCATTCTTCCGGCACGCTTTAAGATATCCATCACCGTCTCGATCGACCGCGCTGGGATCATCTTCGATAACTCGCGGATCAAGGCTGAGTGCGTTACCCCACCCTTGCGTCGCATGAACGAGATGATGTTATCGAGTACCTTTCCGTCGTCGGTGACGATGCCTGCCTCAAACATCAAAGGCATCATCCTCTCCGCCTCGTGCATCCAGCCAATGGCGCGGACAAAGTCCACTTTCTGCAAGACCATCGACCCACGGTCGACCGCGCTGACCATCGAGAGCTTCATCAAATGCGTCTCTCGTCTGGCGCAGTAGTCGACTAGGTTCGGATGCTTCGGCTCTGGCTCCTTCCCTGACAGCCTCCACGCGCCCATCTCATACGCATAATCCCGATCCCATGTGATCTTGCCGAAGCACAGCGAGATCGCCTTGATATCATGTGCAAGATCATGCGGCTCCTTGTACTTGCCCAACGCCAAGATATCCTTATGCTCCTTCCGGGTATCATACACCATGATGGTCCGGCCGGTGAAGCCTTGGGTCCAGGCAAACTCGGGCATCAACTCGATAAGGTTCGAAGGAGTACTGCCACAGAGAAGATTAAGCTGAGGACGCTCAATGAGAATAGAAAGGTGTGCTGTACGACGGACCTGCTTATACCAGTTACAATCATAAAACTTAGTAAGAGCAGCAACGAGCTCATGCTCGAACTTATGCATAAAAGCACTAAGTTCGTCCACTGCGATGTACATTGTATTGTATTCAACATACTCATTCTCCTGGCCTGTGAATGGTAGGTTGCGCTTTGACTCGTGCAAGCAGTCTACGAGCGAAGCCGTTGTCATCGAAGTAGGTGATATGTAAAACTCCGGGATCGTCCGAACGATGTCTAACATCACATCGATAACGCGCGTCTTCCCGATCCCAGATGGTCCAACGATCATGACGTACAAATTCGGAAACAACCGTGTACCAGTGTCGATCCAGACTTTTCGTTCCAAGGTTGCGGCTATCGCCGATATCGCTGTCCATTTTCTAAACACTTCTGATGTTTCGAGAAACACGCCTGACCACTCCACGAACGAGTCGATCCAGGATGGGAGTCTGCGCTGCCCTTTTCCTTTGGTCGCCACCTTTGTATCCTTTAAGTCCATCTGGGTTTCTCTCTGACCACGAGCCCCAATTCCAACCGGTTTTACAATCGTAGGGGATCACGAGTGTCCGGCCGTGAGACAACGCAACAGGATACTCTAGCTGCTTGAAAATCTTGGGGATTATTTCATCTTCTCTCCCTTCTGGGTATTGGATAAGTATCGCGTCGTGGACTTGCATAAGAACTTGGCAATCATTTCGTTTCCAGACTTCCAACATTCCCGCGTTAAGGATATCACCAAGAGCCTGTCCTTGATACGCGACTGCTTCGCGTATGACCCTCGGGTCGTTTCTCCTCCCGAAGAAATACCGCTTGCGTCCTGTCAGACTGGTGATGTTCCCATAGCGACGTATCTGCTCCTGTGTCCACTCATGCCAACGGTGATGCGCCGGGAAGGCGCGGAAGTACTTCGGCTGGAAGTCCTCGATCAGCGAGACGTCAACCTTAGCCTGGGCGGCCAGGGTTTCCGGCTGTCCTCCATAATTAGTTCCATGGCCAATCTTCTTGCACATGAATCGTCGATCATAATGTCGATAATAAGGTTGTTCGGCGAGTCTTCTATCAACCTGATCATTGCCGGTCCAAGCCACGTCGCGGGGCCAGACCAGTTTTGCGACTGTAGTATGCAGGTCACCACTCTCGCAGGCGTCGAGGTAGGCTGCGTCTTGGAATAGGTTCCATTCTGTTGCTCCAACGACACGTGATTCTCCTTGTTGTGCGTCTATATACGCCATCTTCATCCCAGGGTCTGCAATGAACACGGACCTCAGGGCTTCTTCAATGTTTTGCAGATTAGTTCCAGTACCGAACTCGGAGAAGCTGCTAGACAATCGTCCTGTTGTAGTTCCCGCAATATTATAGCTGGTTCTAATACGTCCGTCGCGGTCAATGGCCGTACGAAGCATTTGGATTTTCTTTTGCAAGTCTCGCATGGTGAGCATATGAGCAAGTACTGGCCTAGCTGCGTAATAGTTATAGAGCTTTTCAAGGGCCGCCCGGTCGACGGTAGGGCGACCACCGCGCTTGATAGGAGGAATACCAAGATGGCCGTAGAATAAAAGCTGCAAGTCCTTAGTGGATGTCCACTTGAACTCCCACAGGCCCAGGCCTTCGCCAACGATCTTATTAAGGTTCTCCTCCAACACGTCCAGCTTGTCATGGTATTCATCGATCACCTCGTCTCTTCTCTTGCCGTCGATTAAAACTCCTCGTATTCGCATTTCTAAGATCGGCCCTTGCAGGGCTTTTGCAAACTCATACGTCTTGGTTGTCTGTGGGTCCAGCTGGACTTTTAACGCATCAAAGACCTCGCTGGTGACACAACAATCCTTCCCATTGTACACCCAGTCGCGCTCAGTCTGCGAAGGGATGTCATCGGGGAGGACGGTGTCGGTGTGGATTATGCGCATTTGTTCCGTTTGATGTCTTCCACCATCTGCTCAGCAGCCTTGTATACGGCTGCTTGGTCGTTATTCTCGCACCATTCTATGTAGCACAGGTACACTAAAGTTATGCGCTCGTCTCCTAACAATGTCTGGAAGGTGGTCCTTAGTGATCCTTCTACAAACTCCTCCATACAGGTGGTTACGTTTACCGCTGTCTCGTACAGAATCTTAAACTTGTTCAAGTCTGTGCTATGGATAGTACAAACCTTTCTAGTGATGATCTCGTCTTTCATCTTAGTCCTCCGCTTTGATTGTGCCAATCGTGTTAGTCCGGTCGCTCTTCCAGGGGCCTTCATCAGTGTAGATCGACCCAAGAAACCCTAAGCTCTTCAACGACTCTGGCTGCAAGGAATGATGCAAGAGCATTGTGTCCTCGCCCGCGCTGATCACCTGCATCCTCATGGCTCGCCAGAGGAAGGCAATGTCGTATAGCCCATTTTGGAATAGCTTCTTGCTCTCTGTTCTTGCAAGAACATCTTGTATAAATCGCCAAGCAGCGATCTCGTCCTCTCGACGTGACCAATAATTTCGGTCCTTTCTGCGGCCGTCAAAGAATGGAATGACAAGCGCAATGTCAGGCCTAGGGGCAAATCCAACACACGTGATGTGTGTTCCAGCTGTCTCAATGTCGACAGCAAGGATTGTGCAACCTTGGATGTATCGTCGGTCGAACTCATGAAGGTCCCCTAGGTCTGGCTCGATCCAGATTTCTCTTCTCGGCCGACGGATTTCTGGAAACTCCGCTTCTCGCTTCGCCTTGATCAGGTCGATTATTGTAATTGGTCGTAAGGAATATTGTCTAATAATCGCTGCTGGGTGGTATGTGGGCAGGCACTTGAACCCCGTTGCAGTATGAGTAGTAATATCTGTAATCCCTCGGAGTTTGCTAATCTTAACTTTTCCCAGCATTGCCCACATAGCCGTATTTCCAAGGCAGACGACAACATTAGGATCGGCTTCGATAAGCTCGGATGCGAGACGGTGAAGCTCGGGGCCAAACTCACTACGAACGTACTTGGACTTGTCGAGCGCGGGGTAGCCTCCGAGCGCTTCTTCCTTGGGACCCGTGAAGGAGAGGATGTCATTGTCTTTCGGCCTCCGATGGAATACGTTGGTTACGAGACAGTCCTGCCTGCGGATATCCGCCTCGTCGAGTAGGGCGTTGAGCATTGACCCAGCCCAGCCAACGAATGGCGTGCGTGAGCGTTCTTCGTCAACGCCCCAGGCTTCGCCGATGATCGCGATGGATTTTTTCATTCGTCCTCAAGCATGCAGACGAACATGCTCCTTGTGCTAAGCGAGAGTATGATTTCCTTGGATAGCTTTTCCAGCGTCTCCATGCTCCATGTAGAGCAGTCGAACTCAGAGTGCTTCATTGCTTCCGCAATGGCGATCTTAACCTTTTGATATCTATCGAGAGTGATCTTAGGCTTTAGATATCCACCTTTTTCGTTGTGGACCTCTTGTATCGTCATCATTGGTGGCATGGACAGGAGTTGCTTGATGTGCAACAGGATCCACCAGATCGCTAGCAAGGCAATGCCATTGATACCGGTTAACATTAACAGGGACAGTTGGAACTCGTTCATGGCGCTCTTCTCTTGATTTTATCTTCTAAGTACCACAGGGCCTTTAGCAAGTCCTGCATTGGAACTTCCTTCTCGTCCGCCCGCCAGATGTACTTGATTACATTTCCTAGGTTGAAGTTCATATGCCGGACTACTTGGATGCACTCGATCCCGCTTGCGTGGGAGTTGTAATGCTTCGGGTGGTTCACCGAGTCGGAGGGTTTCGAGTCCGATTTCAATAAGCTGGCGGATTGCTTCTCCGAGAGAACTTTGGTTTTGGCTGGCATAATTCATTACCTGTTTGTACGTGTCCGGGTCGCAGCGGGCGTATAGCACTTTGGGATTGGTGCGGTTGACCATGGCTTTGTCCTAAGGTCCCCGCGCCAGGGTTAGCCAGCGCGGGGGTTGGGTTACGCGCGACTACGACGACGACGTTGCAGGCCAAAGAGAGCCATGCACGCGCCAATCAGCCCCGGCAGTCCAGCGCCGACGATCGGTCCTGGCACAGCCGCGATGTCAACGCCCTGAGCCAAGACTTGGTTGGCTGGCGCAGCATCGAACAGGTTCACTGACGCGTTCGGATCGAACCAGATACCACCAACTGACGCGTTGGTGACAAGGGTCCCAACTAACGCTTGCAGGTTGGGGATACCGCCCGCGTTGTCAAGCAACGTGCCGCCGTACTCCACCGACCAAATGGCCAGCTGGAACGCGACGCTGGTGAGGGGTCCTTCGCCATCACCAGGAGTAAGCGCGTTGCCCTTGATCATCAACGTGCCCATTTCGTTGATCTGTTTCGAGGTCAGCGGGGGGTTTAATCCGCCGACACCGGCCGTCGTCAACGGCACGATGTTATAGAGGCCGGTTGCCTGAAGCGTGTCAAAGATATCCACGCACCATACATCGTCAGTGGTGACTGGACCACCGTTGAGTGACCCGACAAGTTGGATCATACCGGTATTGGCGTCCACTGAATGGGGCGAAAAGATTTGGATCGCCGTCCCTTGGAACACCGACGCACTGCTGTACAAGAACGTATCGGCTTTCGCCATGCCCCCACAGCCCATCAATACCAGCAGGGAGGCTCCTGCCAGCAAGCCCTTATATCTTCTCATCTAGTTTCTCCGTTATCAGTGGCAGTTGTATCCCGGCCTGTCACCTTCGCCGGTTCGCAGGCTTCGCTAGCAAGCTTTGCGTAGCCTGAAATGCGGTGTTAGCCTTCATCTTCGAGCAGCCATTTGATTAGGGTATCGAATTGTCTTGCTTGCATACCCATTTCTATAGCACGTACCTGAAACTCAACGTCGTCGATTACGTTGTATTCCCAGTCTTCAAGAAGACGATAGAACGACCAACTGCGCGTTGTTCTACTCACAGGCTTCGGCTCCTAGCTTGGCGTACCCGGCGATGTCATCCCAGTGGTCCTTGAAGTTCGCCTGCCCGGACAAGATGCGGGAGAGTTTGAGTGCGATCATGTCGAGGGCTTCGATCTGAGCATCTGGCATACCTACGCCTTTGTAGTGTG